ATATACCTTATCCTGTAAGTGGAGGATATTACAGAATGAACGCAGAACAATACTACAACGAAACCTATAAAAACGGGAAAAGATGAAAGCAAATAACTCGCAAAAAAATCACAAAAAAATCGCAATCAATACCTACATTCCGGTAAAGCCTAACATCGCACGAATGAAAAGGTGGTGGAAAAACCAATCACTACACGATGACAAGGGCGGATCCTTCAACGTTACTCTTTACCTTGACTATTTAAACGCAATTAATCAACGATGACACCGAAAGAGAAAGCAAATGAACTCGCAAACAAGATGTTTAACGGAAGCGTATTCGATTACAGAGGAAAGGAAGAGTTGAAGAAAGAGCAAGAAAGAGCGAAGAGATGCGCCTTAATTGCAGTTAATGAGATATTGAAATCTAATCCTTGTTGTGAATCATTAGATAGAGGTGCAAATTTTATTTGGCAAGATAACACATATTATTGGCAAGAAGTACGCAAAGAAATTGAAGCACTATGAGCTGGGAGCATTACATTGATAATCAATTCGAACTAACCGATTCGGACTTTCAGGAATACTTCCGTTTTAAGTATCGTGGCGGTTACTACGTACAGATGAAACGTGAGGTAAGCATTATGCTTCGATCAAAAAATTATAGTTTGCAAAAGATAGCTACAATTGTATACGGTAATCCAGATCGACATGATGCGGTAATTTATCACATGACAAAAGGCAAAGATTTTCATGCTCAGGAAATTGTCAAAAAAAGTTGGAGGGAATGGATCAAAGACGGTCTTTACCCTATATCTTCAGAGGTCGGTAAATACGGAAATAATGAAAGGGTATTTTATCAGATGGATTTTAAATTGATACACAGAAGCGAATTAACAATCAAATAAATCAAATATGTTTAACACAACAAAAGCACCAATGGCGAAGTATAGTAACCAAGTGCATGAAGAAGTAAACCAAGTTTACAAAACAACGGACCTTTCAATGTTCAAACACATCGAAGGAAACAGAATTCCGAATCTGCAACACATAAGACGATTAGCGGATTCAATCCGTGTCTATGGGATGAAATGCAACCCGATTCTTGTGAATGAACGAATGGAAGTAATTGACGGGCAACATCGTCTACTTGCAGCAAAGGATGCTGGTTCATTTGTTTATTACATTATCATTTCAGGTTATTCACTTTCTGAAGTTCACACGTTGAATTTGAACCAAAAGAATTGGAGCAAAAGTGATTACATGGATGGGTATGCAAATAAGGGCATTCAATCCTACATTAAACTAAAAGCATTTGTTGAAAAGAATGACGATTTTGGCTTTGGTAATTGTTTGGCAATGTGTTCAAATATTTCAAATGCAACCGGAAATTATACGATTGCAAAGAAATATAATAAAGATGGCGTGATTGGAAACAAGGCAGAAGTGTTTGAAGATGGAACATGGGTAGGTAAAGATTTTAATCTGGCGCAGGAATGGGCTAATAAGATTCGAATGATTAAGAGCTATTATTCAGGTTACAATAAAACAACTTTTGTCGGAACAATGATTACCTTATTCAATCACACCCATTTTGATATGAGCGAGTTCATGCATAAACTCAGACTACAACCAACGGCATTAGTTGATTGCTCAAATCGGGATCAATACAAAACGTTGATTGAAGATATTTACAACTATCGTTCAAGAAACAAGGTAAGTTTTAAATATTAATTCATATCTTTGTAAACGTTACGCTTCCACAATATAGTAACTAAAGGGAATTACTGCCCGATCATTTGAACGCAACGTGGAAGCTGCAAGTAAAATGGTCGGGTTTTTTATTGCCTAAACAAAATGAAATGAAAGAAAGGAAAGCATTTAAATTTTATCGCAGTTATTTTGAGGTTGCTAATGAGCTTCCAGATAAAGAACGATTGGAATTCCTTTGGGCTTTATTGAAAAAGCAATTTGAAAATGTTGATTCTGATTTAACCGGTTTGGCTCGTTTTGCTTATGTATCTCAAGAGCATTCGATAAAGGCACAAATGGAAGGGTATATTTCCAAAGTTGGCAACCCTACACAAGGGGGTGCAAAAGGGGGCACGAAAGGGGGTAGTGAAGCCCCTGAGGTACAAGAGAAAGAGAAAGAGAAAGTACAAGAGAAAGAAGAAATAATAGATTTCGGAGCGTTGCTCCTATTTGTGAACAATTCTTTTGAAAGAAAGTTTAAAGTGGTAAGCGACAAAGCAAGAAAGCAATACAACGCACGATTGAAAGAAGGCTACACAAAAGCCGATATCACAACTGCCATAAACAACTGCAAAAAGAACCAATACCATATGGACAACAATTATCAGTATTGTACAATTGAGTTCTTCAGCAGAGCCGAAACGTTGGAAAAGTATTCAGATACTACTAAGCAACAGAAAGTAATTCAGGCATTTCACCCGATAATAATTGATAACTGATGTATAAAAGACTTGAAACAATAAAGCCAGAACTCGATACCTATAGAGAAAAAGGTATTGAACGTGGCGCATCGGTTGGATGGACATGGGACCAATTTCCGTACACGGTGAAACTTGGGTGTACTACTTACATCGGTGCAGCTCCAGCATCAGGAAAAACGGAATTTTGGTTTGAACTACTTATCAACTTATCATGTTTGCATGGATGGAAGCATGTTATTTTCTCACCTGAAACGGGTGATGCAAAGGATATTTTTTCGGAATTGTGCCATAAGTACATTGGAAAGCGGTACATCAAAGGGGATAACGAAATGAATGAATCGGAACGAACAAAAGCGGAATACTTTATCAACGAGCATTTCATTGTTATAGATCCAATAGATGAAGACCTGAACGTTGAAGATTTTTACAACCTGGTCGATCAAATAGAACGTGAACTTGAAACAACTATCCAAACGACAACAATCGATCCTTGGAATGAACTTACCGAAAAGTTCGAACCTAATGACCTTGGAAGGGAAGACAAGTATTTGAGTAGGATATTAGGTTATGCACGAAAGAACGCACGGAAAACGAACCGACACAATTGTATCATTACTCATGTACGGGATCAGCATCCTATAACGAAAGACGGTGTGGTATATTATCCACCAGCATCGGCTCGTGATTTGGCTGGAGGTCAGGTATGGTTCCGAAAAGGGTTGTGTGTTTTGACATTTTGGCGACCACCAGCAGGGGTTTCTGAATCTGAACTTGGACCATACGCAGACAATGAGCTGCATATCAGGATTGCAAAGAGCAAACCGAAGGGAGTGAGCAAAAACGGGACCTATAAATTCTACCTTGACACCGAAAAATATCACTATTACGTTAAAGACTATTGGGGAAATGCTGTCTACGCAACCCGGAATCATGAAATAAAACAGATTAAAGCGGTAAATTGGTACGAAAAACCAGACGATACCCCATTTTAACACCATTGATACCCCATTTTAAACCAACAACATGGAAAAACTAAGCATCATAAAAGCACAAATAGACATCAACGCATTGGTCGGATCCCTGCGATTGTCGATTGAAGAGGTCGAAAAAAAGAAACCCGATTCGACTTATATTCCCGGAATGAAAAAACACATGGATAATATGTTGGATGTATACCACGTTTTGCGGGAATTGGAAGATGAAATAAAGACCTTGCAAAAGGTAGCATTCAATTACCACAAGGAAAACATGGACCTGAAGTATGAAAACGGGAAACTAAAAGATCAGGTTAAACACTTAATGGAAGGGATATGAAACGATGTAAATCATGCCGGGAACAATTCACCCCGTTCAATACACTCCAGAAATACTGCTTAAAGGATGAATGCGTGAAAGTATTTGTTGCAGAAGTCAAAGAAAAGGAATGGAAGAAAGCTAAAGCAAGAAGAAAAAAAGAATTGATGACGGTTCAGGACTACTTGAAAATCGCACAGCAAGTCTTTAATACCTTCATACGAAAACGGGATCAGGGGAAGCCATGCATCTCATGTGGGAAAAAGTTGGTAGGTAAGTTTGACGCAGGACATTACTATAATGCAAATAATCATTGGGCGGTTCGATTCGATGAGCAGAACGTACACGGGCAATGCGTTGAGTGTAACCAGCATAAGCATGGAAACCTAATCGAGTACGGCATCCGCTTGGAAAAGTTAATCGGTGAAGATGAATTCACTATCCTACGGGAGAAAGCCTACCAATTACGGAAATTCACACGGGAAGAATTGAAAGAAATCATTGCCTATTACAAGGCGAAAACAAAGGGAATGGAATAATTTTCCTTCCGATATGTGTATATTAACTTAAATTAGTTATATTTGTCAAAAACAATCACAAAATGAAAAAACAGAACAAAACAAATGCAAAGTACTTGGCGTGTTTTTTGGACTTTTACGATGAAGTTCAGCGCAATCCAAAGGTATCGGTGACAGATTTCGCTGATATGTACAAAGTGGGGAAGCATCCTTTCACGATCATGGTTCAAATGGGTATCCTTACACGTACAAAAAGGGGGTTGACATGGACCGGAAAACAACCTAACTTGGAAATGG